GCGCGCCTACGAGTGACGTCATAGGCATCATGCAAATGCTCAGACAGCTCACCAAGCTTGCGCCCTGCACGCACACTCTCAAACACTTGCGTGCGGATATCCTTGAAGAACTTCTGCGGAATGGTTTTGATCAGATCGACATTGGTCTTGGTCCTGCTGATCATTGCTGCCTGAATCTTTGGAGTGAGCCTGAAGGGAACTGTAAAACCACCCTTGCTCAATGCTGCACTGAACGACAAATCATGATGACGTAGCACGTTGTTCGTGAACGACGAACTGATCGCGCCCCGCATATGCTCGAAGTTCTTCGTCCAGCGCTTGCGCAGCGCACGCAGCGTGGCTTGGATGGTGCGGTCGAAGATCAGGGCAGCATCGTGCGTTGCTTCGCTTAACGATTTCACGCTATACCTGATGCCCATGGTGGAGCATACACTGGGGATGGTCTTCTGGATGACCATATGCGAAAACTCGCTAGTGGACATGGGGTCATCGATGTGCTTCTGAAAGATGATCTCCTGATGCTCATCATAAACTTTCTGAATTGCAGCGGGCGTGCGCTCAGTGTGGTGCTTGTCGGTGAACTCATTAGTCTTGATCATAGTATATTCGTGATCCCCACCAATCACGCGCATTTCGCCAATGGTGCTGCGCATGAACACGCGCATGTCGCCATCACTGAATGTCTGATCGACCGGATGAGTGTGCAGATGCAGCACAGTGCCATCAGGCCAGTACTCCCCATTGGGCTGGAACATGTCCGCATTGGAGAATCCACTTCCGGGCCCCTGTTCATAGCGAAGCTCACCCTTAGCCATCACAAGATTCTGATCAAATCGGCCAAGCTCCTCACCAGTTTCTCGATTGAGAATGATGTTTCGCTCGTTGAGCGTGCCTTCGGAGTTCTTCGCATACTCATGCAGTTCAGCGACGGCATCGGCCACGCGCTTATCCCGCTGCCCTTTCTCACCTTCACCCATGCCGCCGGTCCACTGATTGCCGTGAAACTCATGGCCCTCGACATCACCATCCATCGCCATGCGCGCATGATACGCCGGGATGATCTCAGCATCGCACTCATCGCACATCTGATTAATCAGGGTGAGCAGTGCGCGCTGATATGCTGCCCGCACCCCTGCGTTGGGGTAAGTAGGCGCAATCAGAATGCGCTGACTGGTTGGAGAATGGAGTTTCATGTGTTACCTCCACCAAACTCTGCACCCTCAGCCTGCGCATTCTCGGCATTCTCTGTGGCCCCAAGCTTACCAGTTGCACCCTTACCCTGAGCGTTGGCTGGATCCAGCAGCTTACCTTCCGGCTGATCCACATCAAGATTGTTCCAACCACTGTCAGGATCAGCAGCAATCTTTGCTCGCACTTCTTCATTGGACACAGCGCCAATGGTCACCAGCACCTGAGCTTCCTCAGCATCAGACTTGTGGATCAATGCCCGTTCCTTCTCAGTCATACTCATGAGGGGCAGGAAGTCAAAGGTTATGTCCTCATAGATCTCGCCAAACTTGGACAGCTGAATAACCTGGATGAGCTTCTCCAGATTGGCACGAAACAGCAGCTCCTGCTGATCGGCCACATAGTCATAGAAAATGCGCAAACCTTGCTCATCAGATGGATTCAAGCCGGAAGGTGTGATGCCCAGCAGGATGACCAATGGAGTCTTTGCCACAGCAGCCATGTGCTCCTGCGCCTGGGCCTGCAGCTTGTCCAGCCCTGCCAGACTAGTCTCGTGCTTCTCAAACTTCTCAGTGTTCATGTCCAGCAGCATCAGGCCCTGGTTGTCGCGCAGCGCATTGTAGAGCTGGGCCCGACGTAGGAAATTCTCATAGTTGTCGCCCTGGAGCACACCTTCCATGTTGGTGGCCAGGACACTGGTGGAGAAGTTGCGCAGCAGCCGGCCCACAGAGTCACGAGTGTTCAGCCAATAGTTCACATAAGGTTCAGCCAGCTGGCTTAGGCTCATGCCACTGAAATTGAACACTGGCTTGAGCAGATCAGGCAGCTCGCGTGAGACAAACGTCAACATGCGCATGGTATTGACTTCCTGGCCATAGACCCACCAGGCACTTGGCACATAATAGTCTGAACGCAGCGGCCAGGAGCTGTTGTAGGCAGCTGGGAATGTAGTGATAGGCTCAATGCCCTTGAGCGCACGCAAGCTGTCACGCTTGATGGAGAACTTGTTCAGCAGCAGTGGGTAAGTCAGTTCCTCACCCTCTGTCTGACCCATGTCCATAAAAATCTGGAAGCGACCAAACCAGCCATCCTTGGTAGCAGCCTGCAGGAATAATGAGCGAGCATGGAGTCGCTTGAGCTCTTGCTTGATGACTGTGATCTGGTCGTCACGCTTCTTGCTGCCACCTTCCACCCGGAACTCAATCCACTTGCGGCACATCTCTGCAGCCACCCGCTGCGACATGTCACGATACTCAGCGATCTCAGTCAGTTCAGTAAGGTAGGGGAAGCCAGGGAAGCCCATGCCAGTGAACAGCCCAGCCGCACCATCGTAGACGTTGGCACCACCATGCAGGCCCACATCCTTGGCCATGACTTGCTTCGCAGTCAGGTCTGAGCAGACAACATTCTTGAATGGTGGAACATATGGGGTGCAGGAATACTTGGGCTGTGGTAAGATGCCTGTGTTGCGAGTGCGGTCATGTGCCAACTCCTGCATGCGCTCAACCAACAATGGGCTGATCTCAATGGCCTTCTTGAACTTTTCCTGAGCCTGGGCAGTGTCAGCAACACGCAGCTTGCGCAGCTGGTCGCATTCACGCTCAGCCTGCCAGATGTCATATTTGTGCTTGGCCCAGGATAGAGGACTCAATTTGACTCCCCACAGATTTGGTCGGCAATGCGTGATTTGAACACGCGACCCTCTGCTCCCAAAGCAGATGCGCTACCAGGCTGCGCTAATTGCCGAATGTTGGTCACATCATCCTCGCAGTCGTTTCGTGCGTTCCATGCGATTGACACAGAGCAGCTCACTCATCTTGGCTGTCTCCCCTTATATTCAGCGTGCTCACTATTAAGAAGCCGCGTCACATGTTCATTGCTCAATGGCATACTGTTTGGGTTTTTCTGATCATGCCATTGAGTGTGAATCTGATTTGCGGACATCTTGCTAACGTAGTGCCCAGCACGAGCGCCTGGGGCACCTTCCTTGACTTTAACGACATGCCCCGCACCTGTATATTGATTGACCCCCTCAGGATTGGCGTCGTACGTGACTGACCCACCAAATCTGTTCATCATCTTGCCCCCACAGCAGCCAACAATTCAGAGGCGATCTGCATCGGTTTGCGCCCGCTGGTCACTTCTTCAAGCGCACCGATGAATGCGTCAATGTCATCATCATTCTTGATGTTCGGGAAGTCAGCACAGTGGTCAATGAACTTCGAGACCCAGGGCGAACCCTCGAAGAAGTAAACGAGCCCACTCTCAACGTTGGGAGACACAGCCTCAGCACGTAGCGTCTTGTCAGTCGTGGTCAATGTCTCGAATAACGGTATGTGCGTCGTGCGCTTCAGAGCTTGCACAGTGGCCTTGCCTGACGCACTGCCGCCGCCCTCGATGCAAACCTTGGTGGGGTGCCAATCATCGAAGCGCAGTTCGACAGTTCGGCCCACGTCGGGGAACTGAAGCTTGTCCTGCCAAACGTCGAGTACGTAGTAACGACTGCCTGCGATGCCGAGCGTACAACATGCAGTATAGTCGTTCTGCTTCTTCTCTCCGAGCGCGGTGTCCCAGCGTTGGATGATGCGGCGAATACCGATCTCCTTGAAGTACTCACTGCGCTCGTTGTTCTGCATCTCATGAATCAGGCGAGGCGGCTTCAGGAACTTCCACCACTCGCGCTTGAAGATGCCACCTTCGCGCGCGGTCGGATGCTGTTGGTAGAGCGATGCCCATACGCGCGAACCGACACCTGGATCGTCACTTGTGCCGAGCTTGATCTTCATGAGCAGTTCGAGCGGATAGCGTTCGGGATGCAGCGCTTCGCCTTCATGACGTAGCAGTTCGCCGGTCTCATCGTCGTATTCATCTTTCTCAGCGACAGCGGGGAAGCTGAAGACCTGCCACTGCTCGCCGCCCTTCTTCATGTTCTCTCTGAGCCGCCCAATCAAATCATCCATGTGCCAGCGAGTGGCAATCACAATGATGCCACCACCGGGCATCAAGCGAGTGTACAACGTCGACGTAAACCAATCCCAGCAGGACTGCCGCACTGTTTCAGACCCAGCTTCCTCGGCATCTTTCAATGGATCGTCAACCAGAATCACGCGCGCACCACGCCCCGTAATACCTGCACCACGGCCCGCACTCTTGTACACGCCCTTGTGGTTGACGACCTCAAATACATCGCTGTTGCGCAGATAGCTGCTATCTGCCACTGTCCTGATGTTCTTGCCCCATAACTTCGTGCCTGGAAAGAGTTCATAATACTCATCAGTATCGATGATACGTTGGATGTCGCGATTGATGCTGCTCGCGAGATCACTGCTGTATGACGTGGCGATGATGTCAAGATCAGGATACTTGCCGAGCGCGTAGGCGGGGAAATAGCGTGACGCCTCCTCAGTCTTGCCTGAACGGGGCGGAGCCTCGATGATCAAGCGAGGTGACTTGCCCGCGATGCAGTCAGCAAGGAACTTCTCGATGACACGGCCCAGCTTCTTGTGGAACCAGCCAGCGAGATAGTCCTTCTTGATGTGCTGGATGAACGAGATCAAATGCCGTCGCGCCTTCTCCTGTCGCATCTCGGCGATCATATCAGGAGTGAGCCTCAGAGCGGTGGCCATCATTCACTCGACTTCGTAGCTTCGTCGACCAACGCAAGCAACTGATCGAGCTTGTCGTCCGACAACTGCGTGAAGTTGATGCTCTGCCTCATCTCACCTGTGTTCTTGTTGTTCGCGTCGATCTTGATGGGCGAGTCGAGCCCGAGATACTTCGCACGCCGGTCCATGATCTTGATCAACGCGTTCGCCACTGCCGGGTCATTGCGGTTCGCAAACAACGCGACGGTCATCTTGTCGAGTCGGTCGAGTTCGTGACGCAGCAGTTGATCCTGCTTGAAACTCAGCAGCCGGTTCTCGCGGTCGAGCGCAGTGCGCACGATGCGATGCACGCTAGTATCGCTGATCGGGTGGCCCTTCGCAGTCATCTCGTCGGCGATGGCCTGCTCACTCATGCCCGCGATGCGCAGATCGAGAATCATCTTGTTGCGGCCCACGTTCTTGGCCTGCACCATCTTGTTGTGCTTCTGAATGGCGGCGACAGGATGCTGTTTCATCGCACCACCCCGAACCTTCTGGCCTCGTCATATCGAATCGCGCCGACGTAATCGAACGACGCAGTGAAGCGCGACGTGGCGACCGTGCCACCCATCTTCACGCTGGATGTCCTGCCCACCTTGAGCGCACGACTCAGCCCGCGTCGCATGTCCCAGTTCTTCGAGCGAGCACGATGCTGTATCATCGCCGGATTGCTGGTGACGCTCGTGTACGGCTTGCCCGTGGCGAGATACATCGAGGCAATGAAGTCACTCAGAGCATTACCAATGCCGACTCCTTGAAAGTCGGGCAGACATACGGTGCGATGTTCACGCCAGCGTGATGCGCTTGCATGTGGCCAATGCATGACGGCAGTGAACGCAACTGGACGATCATCATAGAGCGCGCAATAGCAGCGCGCCGAGTCGGCCAAGCTAGTGTCTAGATAATGATGACGCTTGAACATCGCCCAATCCGTCTTATCGCAAAGTACGATTTCGAGTTCGATCTCGGGACGCCGTTGAACCGACCTCCATTGAAAGCGGTTCAGATGCGGCTCAAAGACCCAATCAGGCTGAAGCCAATCGATCACATCGTAGTGAACGCCAACTGCGATCATCTGCCTGCCACTCTGCCGAATGCTCTTGGCCAGAGCAGCGCTGCCGATCTGCGCCACCGTTCGATCCACGACGCTCGTGAACTCGTCGATGACGAAGAAATCCTCGTTCTCTGCCATGGCGCGCGCCAGCGTCACACGAAACTGCTCACCATTGGACAGACATCTGAACGGTCGCAGCCATG